TGAACACTCCTCTCAAGGTGTTATCGACAGTACTAAAATCCAATGCTATCAATCTTGTCCTAGACAATTCTTCTATGAATATGTCCTAGGCTGGAGATCTGCTCGCCCTAACAACCATCTCTTCTTCGGAGCCGCAGTTCATGAAGCTCTTGAACATATCATTCTAAATGGCTACCGTACTCAATCTGTAATGGAGGCTTTTGAACTCTTCAACGCTAAGTATCGTGAAGTATTTCCTGAATCTACTGACATCCTCTATTCCCCAAAAACTCCTGCTCGTTTTATGGATATGATGATACTCTACCTTAGCAAGTATCAAGATGATCTAGACAAGTATGAGGTCTATAAAACTGAATTTGGTGGTACTATCCAATTAAGTGAAACTCATTCTATGGCATTTAAGATGGACACTATCCTTCAGAATTTAGAAACTGGCCTTTATTTCTCCCTTGAGCATAAAACAAAAGGTGGAAACTACATTGGTAATTCTTACACTGTAGATTTTGAAATGGGAATTCAACTTGGCTGTTACACTCATGTACTTAACTGTCTCTTCCCACCTGAACAGGTCGAAGGTGTAACAATAAACTGTATGTGCTTCAAAAAGACCAAGCAGCCTGACTATATATTAAAACGCTTTCCTATCAATCTCACTAATTCCCAAATGTATATATGGCTTGAGAATACAAAACGCTGGATTGATATGATAGAGGCTGACTATCAAGAACTTTCCACAGTCTCTGATTCCACAGAAAGAATGAATTGTTTTACTATGAATGGCCGATCATGTTCAAACTGGGGAAGAACTTGCCTCTATTACGACCTCTGCACATCATGGCAAAATCCTGTAGCTCATCAAGATAAACTCCCAGCTAATATGGAAGTAAGTTTCTGGAATCCATTAGAAGAAGAACTTAGGGAGAAGATGACTTTATGAATGACTCTAAAATAATTACAACTGCAACACACGAATCTCAAGTTGATCGTGATAGAAGAGCTGAACTAACACTATTAACCAAATGTAAAAATCTACAAGGAGGTGAGTTATATGATTTCTTAAATAGCTTCGGAGTTCCCATCGACGAGTACAATTACTTAAAAGAAAAGTATGCTAGAGTTCTAGCAAGATATGATGAGGAGAAACTCAATGTCTGATAAAAAAGATCTACCAAAAAATATACCTCAGGAAAAGTCTGCAAACGCTGTCTCAATGTATAAAGGGCAAAAATCATCTCTCATTTTAGTTGTAGGCAAGTCAGGCCGTGGAAAATCTACATCTCTACGTAACCTTGACCCAACTAAAACCTACCTAATAAATGTAATGGGTAAACTTCTTCCATTCCAAAAAGGTCTTGAATATTCTGAAGATTATAACACTTCCATAACCCACTCAGCGGCTACGATATGTAGAATTATACGTAAGATTTCTACTGGTGGCGATATAGATAACGTAATCATTGACGATGCTCAGTACATAATGGCTATGGAATTCTTCGAAAAGGCTCGAGTAAAAGGCTACGATAAGTTCGCTGAGATGGGGCAGAATTTCTGGAGCATTCTTACTTTAGCTTCAAAGTTACGCCCAGGTCTAAAGATTTATATCTTAGCCCATGAGGATGATCTTGGTAATGAACGTAAAATTAAAACCCTAGGCAAGATGCTCGAAGATAAAGGTTGCCCTGAAGGTCTTGCTACTATAGTCCTATGGGCTGAAAAGAAACAGGTAGAAGGTAAGCCAATTTATTACTTTGCCACTCAAAGTGATGGAGTAACAAATGCTAAATCTCCTATGGGAATGTTTCCTGAGGAGATTCCTAATGATCTTTCCCTAGTATCCTCTAGGATTGATGAATACTACTCTGGAGTGCCACTCTCTAAGAGCAAGATTAATTTTAAACTGTAAGGAGACTAAAATGGCTGAAGAAATTAAGAAGTATTGTACCACAAATAACTCAGGCTCAGGTGAGGATCTTAAAACAGATCCTAAATACATCTCATCTGAAATGGCTATTAAACGCATCAACGATTTGATTGCCTCTATCGACCCCACCCAGGTGTTGGCTATAGGCAAACTTCGTGGTGCTATCATTAAACTTCAGGAGGGCTAACACTAATTTAAAGCTGTTCTTAATAGTGCACTAGGGCACAATAACTAATAATTAGATAAGGAGTAAAAATCATGACTGAGTACGATAACGAAACAAATGTAGAAGGTGCAGGTGAATTTGAAGGTGATTCTGTTCTTGACGTAGATACTGGTGATGCACGAGAGCCGTCTGTTGTAGATGATGGGGAGTATCTTATCCGAATCACAGGTTTCCGTAAAGATGCTGAGGGCCGTATAGTTCGTACCTCTGCCAGTGGCAATCGTTACTTCATTGTAGCTCTGGACATTCCTGAAGAGGAATTCTCCAAGAGTTTCACTCACATCTTGTCAGTCCCAACTGATGATATGGATCCTAAGCAACTCAATGCTGTAAAGTGGGCGCTGGAGTGTTTCAAGAGATGTTTCGATCTTGATGAACTTAACTTCAACAATATGCCTGGTAAGACTGGCTATGCCATCCTTCGTAAGGATAGCGACCCTGTTTATGGAGAGCAGAATAAAGTTCGTAAATTAATTACTGGAGCTTAATTCCTATATTGATTTATTCAACATAGCAATGGTGGTGGGGCTAATAACCCCATCATCTATTTTTATGTCAAGAGATAGAAGAAATAAAAGAATCTCTAAAACATACTGTCCAGATGCTAAAGATACTAAAGCAATCTGTCCAAAGTGTTCTAAAGTCCACTATGTATATATAAACTATACTGGTCGTGGAACTCTTAAACTCTTCTGCCCTAAATGTAGGCAACTCTCTGATGGCAGGTATAACTTAATAAACAGGTAACTAAAATGAGTAGTGAATATCGTCCTCGACTTAATGCTGAAATAACTCTTGAACAAGCTGATGTCTTAAGTAAGATCCTCCCTCATGGAATGAAGAAACCTCTATTCCAGGCACTTGTAGAAGGTGTAATATCTATCTATAACACTGGAGGACTTCCTGCTTTAGGTGCTATAACTTCAAATTACATCTCAATAAATCAAATAGTTTCCATCGGCCTTAATAGCACTCGAGAGTCTCAAATAAAACTACTTAAAAATAAACTTAAGGAACTTGAAGATGGCAACAATATATGATCTCCATACTTCCATATCAGCCCTTCCTCAACAAGATATATTCGAATTACTCCGCAAGATTAGAGCTATTCGCAGAACTCGTCCAGCAGCAAAAAAATCAGCACCTGCTAAAACTAAGCGTCGACCTTCACGCCGTAAGCCTAAACAACAAGATCTATTCGCCTTGGCTGAAGGTATGACAGAATCTCAAAAGGCCGCCTTAGCGGCATCACTATTAGGAGCAATGAAGAAATGAAAACACCTAAAATACCTCTCTCTCAAATTGAGGTAGGCTCTCGCTACCGTGAGGATTACGGAGATGTAGATCAGCTATGCTACTCAATAGAAAAGAATGGTCTAATCTGCCCAGTTGCTGTGGGGATAGCAGATAAGATGGATCTTCCTCGTGAAACCTCTCTCCCATATATCCTTCTAGCTGGTGGTAGACGAGTCCGTGCTATGACCAAATTAAACTGGGAATTAATCCCTGTTAGAATATACGATCAACCTATCTCTGAACTCGACTTAAGGTCTATCGAATTAGCTGAGAACTTTGATCGTAAAAGTATGTCTTATGCTGAGGAGGTAGCTCTTCTAGCTGAGATAGATTCTCTACAAACTCAAATTCATGGAGTTAAGATACTCCGAACTTCTGATGCTCCTGGCTGGAGTCAAGCAGATACTGCTAAACTCTTAAGCAAGTCTCCTTCAACTGTAGCTAAAGATCTTAAACTTGCTAAAGCTATTCAATCTCATCCAGAACTTCAACTTGATAAATGTAAGAATAAAGCTGAAGCATTTAAACGTCTAAAAAATGTAGGTAAAGTTCTCTTAAATGAGGCTAATGCTAAAGCATATTCTTCTACCATCTCTGATGGAGTAATTAAGAAACTCTCCGCCTCCTACATAATTGGAGATTGTTTCGATACTATGGCTAAGTTACCTTCAAATTCTCTGGACTTTATTGAGATAGACCCTCCTTATGCAATCGACCTTCATCATGTAAAGAAAGACAACGACTGTGTAGGGTATAACGAAATTCCTGCTAAGGAATACTCTGAGTTTATGTTAAAGTTATTTAATGAATCTTATAGAATTCTTCGTGAAGGGAGTTGGCTAATTTGTTGGTTTGCTGCTGACCCTTGGTTTGAAACCATCGCTAAGCATCTTAAATCTTCTGGTTTCAAGATGAATTTAATCCCAGGAATATGGGCTAAGCCTTCAGGTCAAACTGCTGCCCCTGAAACTTATCTAGGCAATGCGTATGAAATGTTCTTTTATTGCCGTAAGGGAAAAGCAAAACTAAACAAACCAGGTAAAACAAATATATTCTCATTCTCCCCTGTCCCACACACTACAAAGTACCATCCTACTCAACGCCCACTACCACTTATGGAAGAAATCTACTCCACCTTTACACACCCTGGAGCTAATGGATTTATTCCCTTTGCTGGATCAGGTGTGGGGCTAATTGCTGGACATAATAAAAAGATAAACATGATAGGAACTGATCTAACTCCTCAATACAAAGATGGATATATTCTCCAATTAAAGGAGGTATTAGATGGAAACTCTTAACAAGCCAGAAGCCCTTAGGCACAATGCTGAAGTTCCTTGCCCCTATTGTGGAACATTAGTTAATGAAAAAGTAAAAGTTTGCCCTAATTGCCACGCTGTAATTTGTATAGCTTGTGGTTAACTATAAACAAATAAGGAGATTTAAAATGCCAAAAGAAACTTATCTATTTTTCGACACTGAAACATCTGATCTAATTAACTTTAAAGCTAGAGACTCTGACTCTTCTCAACCCTGGGTTTGTCAACTGGCTGCTCGACTAACTGATGAATTCGGCAATCCTATTAACACATTCAGTGTACTTATAAAATCCGACGGGCTTCCTATGTCTAAAGAAGCTGAGGATGTTCACCATATATCAATAAAGAAAACTGACAATTTCGGATTTAAAAAGAATACGGTTCTTCATATGTTCTTAAATCTTCTAATAAATGCTGACAATCTAGTAGCCCATAACCTTAGCTTCGATAGAAGACTTCTTCGAATCTTAGCATATCGTATATGTACAGATGCTGTAGAAGATTATGACTATGCCTTAAGTAGAGTAAACAGTATCTGTACTATGCTCTCCACAACTGAATTTTGTAAACTCCCTTTTCCCTCTGGACGTAGAGGTTATAAGTGGCCGAAGTTAGAAGAGCTCTATAGAATTCTATTTAATGAAGAACTCTCTGGAGCACATGATGCTTTGACCGATGTTGATGCGACAATTAGATGTTTCTTTGAACTTAAATCTAGGGGGATATTATGAGTTCAATAAATCCGTTAGATACTCAGGTTGGAGGAGATCACTATAAGAATATGCCTATCCAACCAATAGAATTCTTCATGGCTAATAAACTCCCTTTTGTAGAATCTTCTATAATAAAATATGTCTTACGTTACAAAAGTAAGAATGGTATAGAAGATCTCCAAAAGGCTAAACACCTAATAGACATCTTAATAAGTAAGGAGGATTTCTAATGAAAATAGTAAGACCTAATGTTGAACTTCTTTGGGTAACTAAAAATCCTGAGAGTATAATAGAATTATCAGGTAGAACTGCTTACAAGTCTGAAGATTTAATATCTAAAGATTCTTCTAAGAAGTTCATTAAGAAGATTTACCGCAGTGGCCACCACTCAGTCCTTGAGCACGCATCAGCATCGTTTAAAATAGTAACAGACCGTGGAATAACTCATGAGATAGTTCGCCACCGCCTAGCATCCTATACCCAGGAGTCTACTCGCTATTGTAATTACTCAGCAAATAAGTTTAATTCAGAAATCTCTGTAATTGAGCCTCCAAATTTAACTATCTCCATGAGAAATCAATGGCTTCAGGCGTGCGAATTTGCTGAGGCAAGTTACTTTAACTTACTCCAGCTTGGAGTATCTCCTCAAATTGCTCGTTCAGTCCTCCCTACTTGTACAAAGGCTGAGATAATAATGACTTGCAACTTTCGTGAATGGCTTCACTTCATAAGTCTTCGCTCTTCTCCTGCTGCTCACCCACAGATTCAACCTATAGCCTTAGCTATTCTAAGAGAACTTGCAGGCTATGCCCCTTCAGTCTTTGGTGATCTTGCAAATGAATTGCTACATTGATTAAATCAACATAGGAGCCAGTTATGCCTATAAGTGCAACTTATGTATTTCCTTCTGGTGATCCTTCTACAGCTAAGTATATAGTTGTAGGAGGTTTTCCTGATAAAGCTTCTGTAATAAGTGGTAAGCCATTCTCTGGACCTGATGGTATTGAACTTAAAAATTGCCTCCACTCTGCTAACATTGCTATTTCTGATTGTTACTTAACTTACATCATAAAAGATGTAGACCATCCACGTGGGCAATATATAAGAGAGACTAAAAAAGGGCCTATAATTTCAAAGTATGGGCAAGAGTATATAAAGGTTTTAGCTAAAGAATTATCTAAATGCTCAGCAAAGATAATAATTACTTTAGGTAATATACCTCTCTTTGTACTAACTGATCGTCTATCATCATTCAAGTGGAGAGGTTCTGTAATAGATGCAACTTTATTATCAAATAAAAAAGTTCTCTCTGCACTTGATCCAAACTTAGCCATACCTCATATAGATTACACTACCCATAAATATCTAAAAGGCCAGTATAAATATAGACGTCTTTTAATCTTTGACTTTATCCGAGCACGTAAAGTGCAGGAAGGAACTTGGAATCCTAAAGATCGTTCTATTTCAATTCGCCCCTCATTTTCTTTTATTAAGAACTTTCTAAGAACCTGTAAGCACTATGGATTATTAGGAAATCCAATATCTTATGATATTGAAGTAGATGTATTCAACGGAGAGATGACTTGTATTTCATTTGCTTATTCTCCCACTGATGTAATATCAATCCCTTTTACCTGCGAGCGTGGAGATTACTTTACCATCCCTCAAGAGGCAGAAGTTCTTCTTGACATCGCTGAGATACTTGAAAATCCTGATATCCCAATATGCGGGCAGAATCTCT